ATAGAAGGAGAGAAAATGAACCCAGCGTTCAAGCAAGCAGCACTAAGTTGGTTCCGAGCAGCAGCCGCAGCAGCAGTTGCACTGTATGTAAGTGGAATCACCGATCCTAAGCAATTAGGCGCAGCAGCATTAGCAGGTCTAGCAGGACCATTATTGAAGTGGCTAGATCCATCAGCTACAGAATTTGGTAGAGGCTCAGAGTAATCTAGTTTACTGCGAGGCTATACAAGGCCACCCCGTCAAAAGGGTGGCCTTATTTTGCGTTTAAAGGGGTATTATATGGCGAGTTGCGCCTGTTTCACAGGCTGGTAGGGATAATGTATGGGTCGCTACTTTAAATCTCCCTAGCGGGATTATCTATCGGGCAAGGAACTATAACTAGATTGCCACAGTTAACACAGGTTGCATCTAACATATACCAGGAGATCTCATAGTCATCAAAGGTAGCTAGGATAGAGAATACTTTTGAACCGCAAGGACAGGCGTGTATCGGACCGAGTGATCTAAGATCTGTACCAAATTTTGGCGGTAGTTTATCTTTATTTTTTCGCAGGGTTGGTAGACGGAACATCCTATGGATACCTAGTGCGGCGCACAAAGCGCCGCCTTTGGATTAACTCGCCTCACGGCTCGTAGTATAGCCAATTATCTCCTCCGGTAACTAGATTCCTAGCATTACGGCGTGTCGTATTTACATCCCACCATTGTCTGTGTCCACTGCTACAATTAATTCAAGATAAAAGGAGTACGCAATGACGGCAATAGTTGGTATTCAAGGTAAGGGTTGGGCAGTTCTTGCTGCGGACTCAATGACCACCTATACCGATAGACCTTACGTTGCTAAAGGTTACGATAAAATTGTTAAGATTAATGAATACTTAATTGCTGTTGCAGGTGATGCACTTGCCGGAGATATCTTAAATAATTTGTGGCAACCACCAAAGGTGGTTAAGACTCAAGACCCTGATCGCTTTATGATGATAAGAGTCTTACCATCCATTAAACAAACTCTAACTGATGCAGGTTATGATCCTAATCCTAAAGGCAAAGCTACTGATGATGATTCAGGTTGGGATGCTTTAGTTTGTTTTAATGGGAACCTTTACCAAATCAGTGATGACTACGGTTATATGAGGGATGATAGAGGTTTGTACGGGATAGGCTCTGGTGGTTCTTTATCATTGGGTGCTCTGGTAGCACTAGATAATGATACAAAGACTCACGCTAAAGCAGCGAGTGCTGCAAAAAAAGCTGTCAATATAGCGATACAATATAACATCTGGTGTGGTGGCACTGTAAGTGTCAAGACACAGTTCACTAAATAGGGAAGGGTAAATGACTGATCCAAAAGAATTACTATTACAGGTCCTTAGAGATAAGGATGCTGGCAGATCTAGATCTAAACAGACACAGGTAGGTCCATCAGAGTTAGGTGGCTGTCGGCGTAAGGTTTGGTATCGTCTTAACGGTAGAGATGCAACTAATGATAATGAATTAAAGTTAGCTGCGATTATGGGTACTGCTATTCACACTGAGATTGAGAAGGCTATATCAGCACTTGATCCAAAGGGTGAGAAGTACTTGGTTGAGACAGAGGTTGAATACAATGGGATGAAAGCCCATATAGATTTATACATACCTGAAACAGGAGATGTGATAGATTGGAAAACCGTTAAGGTAAAGAATCTATCTTACTTTCCATCGCTACAACAGCGTTGGCAGGTGCAGGTGTATGGCTACTTACTTGACAGGTCTGGAAAGGGGACACCCAGAACTGTTAACTTAGTAGCCATTGCCCGTGATGGTGATGAGCGAGATGTCAAAGTACACAGTGAAACATATGACCCAAAGATGGCAGAGGATGCCCTTAACTGGCTTGCTGCTATTAAAGAGAGCGCAGTAGCACCGGAGCCAGAGCGCGATCAAAGTTATTGCAGATTTTATTGCAAGTACTTTGATGAGTCAGGCAAGATTGGATGTACTGGTATAAAAAAAGAACTTATCAAAGAGGGTGAAGTATTTATAGACAACCCAGAGGTTGACACATCCGCTTTGAAATATCTACAATTAGATGCAAAGATTAAAGAGCTATCAGATATGAAGGAGTCCTTACGGACTTCGTTAGAAGGATTTACGGGGCAGACTAATAGCGGTATCCAAATTGTTTGGAGTACTGTCAATGGTCGTAGTCAAGTAGATGCCGAAGAGGTTGAGAAACTTCTCGGTTTTGTACCAAAAAAACAAGGACAGGAATCAATTAGATTATCTGTTAAACAAACTGGAGGTAAGTAATGGCTGCAGAAGGTACCAAGTTCCAAGTTAACTACAAGTTACCTGATGGAACTTTAATAAATGTATATGCAATGACACAGGCAGAGTTGGAATCATCACTGACTACAATCTCTGACCTATCAACACTGATTAGCTCAACGGGTAGTTCACTTGGTGCTGCACCACAATCAAACGGTGGAGCAGTTTCTTATGCTAAGAAGGCACTAGGTGCCACAACAATATCTTCATCTGGTAATGATGGTGAAGAACAAGTAATCGATAAGAACGGTACTGTCTGGGTATACGGAAGATCAGATGCACCAGATTGTGTTAACGGTAAAATGGTATTTGCTGCTGGCACATCACAAAAAGGTAAAGCCTATAAAGGTTGGTTTGATCCAATGAAAGGTCCAAAGCCGATGCGTAAACCTGAAGGTTACACACCGGTTGACCCTATCTTTTTGAAGTAATCCGATGCGGGTTCCTGCAAAATTTGAGAACCCATTATGTTCTGAGGTAGACACAGAACTGTTCTTCCCTGAAATCGGTGCCAATGACCAGGCATTTAATGCTAAAAAAATATGCAGAAGATGTCCTCATATTACCGAGTGTTTTGAATGGGCATTACACAATGAAAGATTTGGCGTTTGGGGCGGAGCAAGTGAGCGTGACCGCAGAAAACTAAGGGCTGAATTAAATATAAAAATACAAGAGGAAAACGTTGCTTAATTTAAATAGAGCTTGGCGTGGTTCTGTCACTAATGCCACACCACTACCTGATGTCTGGAAAGATCTTGCCAAAAAGCAAATCAAATTCCGTAGAGGTCAGGTATGTATGATAGCTGCTGCGCCTAATGCTGGTAAGAGTATGTTCGCTCTTATCTACGCTATCAAAGCAAAGGTACCAACGTTGTTCTTCTCAGCAGATACTGACATAGCAACTGTGATGATGAGAGCAGCCTCTCACCTATCAGGTCATAGTCAACTCACGGTGGAAGAAGGTTTAAGTAGTAACCGTCATTCCTACGATAAACATCTAAGCAATATGGACAACATCCAATGGGTCTTTGATTCATCACCATCACTAGATGATATTGAGTTAGAGATCAAGGCATATGTTGAATTGTTTGGCATACCACCTGAGTTGATTGTGGTAGATAACCTAATGAATGTGGTAGCTGAATCTGATAATGAGTGGGCAGGACTTAGATCTATTATGGTGGAGTTCCACGATATGGCTCGTAAGACCAGTGCTTGTGTGATGGTATTGCACCACGTTTCAGAACAAACTGAATATGGTAAAGAGAATAAACCACCTCATCGTAGGGCTATTCACGGTAAGGTATCTCAACTACCCGCACTAATACTTACCCTTAACTACAATCACGGTCCGCATAACAGCGAGTTACAGGTGGCAGTAGTTAAGAATAGGTTTGGTCCACACACAGCAGATGGCTCAGATTATGCTAGTTTGTTTGTTAACTATGGTGTCTGTCAGATATCTGATTCTGATGCACTAGGTCAGATGTATAGAAGGGATAGCCTACTAAATGTCAGCCAAGTACAATAAACAAAAGGGTTCACAGTTTGAAGTTGATGTAATGAAATGGTTTAGAAAGATGGGCGCAATAGCTGAACGCTTACGCTTATCCGGATCAGAGGATGAGGGTGATCTGGTAGTTATGGTTGCCGGTGAAACCTACATCTTTGAATTAAAGAATACTAAAAAATTAAATCTAAAGGAGTTTTGGGATGAAGCGCAAACAGAAGCTATTAATTACGCTAAGCATCGTGGCATTAATAAGCCTTTATCTTATGTACTATACAAGAGAAGAAACGCAGGAATAGAAAAGACTTGGGTAATCCAAGACCTAACACAATGGCTAGAGGATAAGCAATGACAGAAAATGTAGGACTAACATTAAGAAAGACTAAGA